GTGGTCACCACCACACACAGTTTTAAATGTGTCTAGTTTATCTACGATTGTTCTAAGAACATCCGTTTTAAAAACCAGTGTACAAAATTCATTCTCTCCAACACATAAGTTGTGAAACCAATAGTCAGCTTCAGTTGCTCTGATACCTGATGGCTTACCCCATGATTCATATTCTATACATATGTTTCCGGACTTCTGCCATAAATCTTTTTCAGATTTAACTTCTATTTTTTTATTGGTAAGCATCTCTGCTATTTTATCTTCCCGTATTGTACCATACGACAGGTCAATGTCAAACTTTTTTCGATTTTCTTTAGTGGGTTTCACTCCAATTTTCTCCTACTTTGTATTCACCATCCATAGGACAGCGAAGGTTAAAATGTTTACCTGCTTTTACTATACTAGCAACAGCAAGTTCACCTGTAAATTCTGCTTGAGACTCCTTGACTTCTATCTGCCACTCATCATGGATGTTAGCAACAAATTTATAATCAATAGCGTTAAGCTTTAATATCTCATCTAACATAACTAATGCTTGCTTCATCAAGATAGCTCCTCCTCCTTGTAATAAAGTATTTAAAGCTGCATGTTTGTGCCTTAAGAATATCTTCCTACCATCTAATCCTTTGAGGTATTTTCTTTGAGACGCTGTGTCCACTCTGCTCTTAAGAGTTGCAAGTGAAGGGAGACTACTAAGAAAGCGTTCTCGCAATCGTTTACCGTCTGCTCTATTTCCGTCAATAATACTCCCAATTTTTTCATCTCCTGCTCCGTAAATGAGGGCATAGATGAAAGTTTTTGCCTCATCTCTTGATTTAAGACCAGCAAAGTTTTGGTTAGCTGTGTGAATGTCTCCATTGATGATTTCATTTATGTAATCCTCGTCAGCCATGTAGTGTGCTAACATTCTAAGTTCTAGTCCACTTGCATCTACACCAACAAGTTTGTACCCTTCTGGTACTACCCAACAAGCCCTACATTCTTTACCATAAGGGCTGTGAACAGCAGGTACTTGAGCCATGTTTGGTCCTCGGTGTGCCATTCTACCAGTGATAGCACCAGTACAAATGACAGAGCCATGCACCCTAACATCTTTTTTGAGAGCATCAACCCAAGAAGATACTTGAGCGGCTCGTTTCTGTAACAACAAAAACTCTGCAATGAGTCTTGCTTCTTCTATATGTTTTACTTTGTTGAGCGTTCCTTCGTCTACAATAGGCTGTCCGGTAGGTGTAAACTTATTAGGTTTCCATCCAAAATCTTTTAAGTATTCTCCTATCTGTTGACGAGAGCCTAAGTTAAATTCTTTTAATTCTTTTCTTGTGAAAGGATTCATATCCCCTGTTAAACATATTGATTTGTATTCAACTTCTGTGAGCCCCGACTTAGAAAGGTAGCCATCCTTTTTTCTTTTAGGTGTTACTTCTTTTACAGCTACCCACTTAGGTTTAAATGTTTCGTGTACTTTATTTTCTACTTCTGTTTTTCTTTTATTAAGACTGCCTAATAATAACATTGCTTCTTTCTCATCGAATAAGAAACCATTTTCATATTGTGTTTGTAAGACTTGTGTAGTTTCGTGTTCTAATAAAATAGATTCTTTTGAAAAACCAACACATTCATTTTTTAAATAATTAAATAATGTTTTATTTATTTGTGTGTCAGTTACACAACGACTCAACATCTCCTCTGAGAACTGTGTCCAGTCATCATGTGCTTGTTTCTGCACACCACCCAAGCGATACCCCCATTTCTCTATGCTATGACCACCCTCTCGAACAGGGTTAGATAGCCTAGAAAGTATAAGAGTATCTATTACTTTATTGGGATGATACAAATCAATACCATACACTTTTTTAATCAGAGGTATGTCATACCCTACAATGTTATGACCGATAATTTTGTCGGCTGATTGCAACAATTTTATTCCTTCCTGAATTTTATCAGGACCAAAGGTATAAACTTTGTTGTCTTCGTCTATAGCTACGATGCACCAAATAGTGTCGGCTTCAAATAGAAAGCCGTTCGCTTCTATATCAAATACTAATTTCATTTTATCTCCTAGAAAGGTATGATGTCCTCATCTTTTTTGTGATGTAATAATTCTATGTCTTCATACTCGGTAAGCCTACCTGTCTCTTGGTTATACACCAAGGATGTAGCGTTACCAACATTGCCGGTGTACCTAGACTTAAGAACACGAAGGTTAGTTGTTCGTGATTCTAAGTCATCATCTGATTGTTGATTTCTTTCGAGTGCAATTACGCAGTCTGATAACTGTGCAATACTATTAGAACCTCTGAGATGAGATAGACTAACAGTCACGCCTTGCTCATGTCCTTTGTTACCCTCGACTCTACGAAGGTGAGACACTAATATTATACCAGCCCCTGTTTCTTCTACCATACTACGAAGCCTAGTCATAATACTATCAATAGCTTTGCGTTCATCACCGTCAAGCATAGAGCTCACTAGCATATGTAAATGGTCGACCACTACCCACTTGCAATCACAACCAACAATCAAGTATCTAAGCTTAGCAAAGATTGCTTCGATGTCGTTAGCCCCAAAGTGAGCATGAATAAATACTCTGTCAGTGCCAAAAACTTTGTTGAACATAGTGCCAAGGTGTTCTTCACTATACTTTTTACGAACAGTATCTATATGTAAATGGTCGCTTGCTTCGATAGAAAGAATGCCATCTACTGTACGCTTCCAGTCTTCTTCGAGGGCAATCACACCTACATTATCTTGAGTGTTGTTGATGAGCCAGTGTTCTAACTCACGAGTAACAGAAGATTTACCTAGCCCAGTGCCACCTGTTAAGGTAACTAACTCACCGGCTCTTAAGCCTAGAAGTTTTTTGTTTAAACCCTCCCAAGGATAAGGTACGCTTGCTGTTTCTGTTCTGTCTAAGAATTCTTTTTGTTTGTCAGCTACCCTAATGATACCACTAGGTGTATAGACTTGAGCATCCCACCAAGCTCTTGTAAACTCTGCGTGTCTAGCTTTGTTGAGCATGTCGTTGGGGTCTTTGTACCCATTAGGAAGCGTTACTATCTTAGCTTTTCCGGGCTTGATAATACTAGCTACCTGCTGTGCCGCTTCGTTACCTGCTTTATCTTTGTCAAAGCATATAACAACATTGTCAAAGCTTTCGACATACTCAAGGCTCTCTTTAATATCCTTGACTGCTGAAGCTGCACCACGCTTAATGGAAACAACTGCCCACTTACTACCAAGTAGTTCGTAGGTTGCCATAGCATCACACTCACCCTCTACAATCGTAAGGTATTTACCACCTTCTTTGAATAGATTCTGTCCGAATAATCCTGAGCCTTGGATTGTCCCTTCAAAAGAGAAACGCTTGTCTCGTATGAACCTTATCTTGGTAGCACACTGCTCGTTGTTTATGTAAAAGGGATAATGATGTTGAGCTAACTGCCCTGCACCATCATAGATAACTTTAACTCCGTATTTTTCTGCCGTTTCTTTGCTGATATTTCTATCGGTTAGTCTTGCAAAGATGCCACCATGAGCATTCAAAGGCTTGTCGATTTTTGGTATGGGTTTGTCCATAGATTGTACTCCTGTTGAGTATTGGGGGAAAAAAGAATCACAACTAAAACATTTAGCTGACCCGTCTTCATTGACTGATACAGCATCATGGCTCTTGCATTGTGGACAAGGCACATGATATTTTACAAACTTACTCTGTTGCATAATTTATTTCCTATATAAAAAGCAAAGGCTACCTAAAAATAGATAGCCTTTAACCGGTGAGAAGATGTTAATTAAGAATCTTCTTCTATAACATCTTCGGGAGAAGGCTCTTTAATCT